CCACTGTTTGTATCATCTGTTGAGCTTGATACGATCTTTAATTGTTCTGCACTTGATAATAAATTACGGATACCACCCTGTGTACATATTGTTTCCAATGTTGCACCTACTGCTGGGTTGATTCCACTTGTCCCTTTTAGTTCTAATTTGTCAATAGTACCACGGGCTAATTCTAAACCTGTTGGTAATGTTGTTACTTGATTTCCACCTGACATTGGCATAGTTATTTCTCCTTTTGTTGCAACTCTTTGTTGCGTTGTCTTGCACCTTTTAATGTTGCAAGGTCTTGTTGTATCAATACCGGAACAGGTGTACTGTGTCCTTTGTATTGTGGTGATGAATAAAACCACTCTTCGTGTTGTCTCTCATCATTTAATCGGTTCATTATATTGCATAATGTTCGTCCACTTGCGTTGCTGTGAATCCACATTCTTGCAACATATTCGCCTAGGGGTTTTATATTCTGTGATCCGCGCCATTCTCGAACATCTATTTTTTGTTTTGCCCAATACGCTTGGCTCCACGGACACACACTTACTATACTTGCGAAATAGTTGGTCCATTCAGCTTTACTTACGCTTACCGCCTCTTTTTCCACCTTTTTTCTTTTTCTTTTTTTTATGCATTGACATAGTTATACTCCCTATAATACGCTTAATATTCTCTCACCCATAACACCAACTACTGTTGAAGCAACCAGGATACTTAAGATCCACCATAACTTTGCTTCGGTACTTTTGGTGATATCTTTTAATGTCTTTATATCTTGTTCAATGTGATGAATATGATTGTTTTCAAGCCGATTTAATGTGGTCTTGATTTCTGTGATTTCTTTACTGTTTTTCAGTGTTTGTTGCTTTACAGTTAATTTGGCTTCCATTATTGGTGTCCCTTTTAACTTTATTTATCGTCACTTTCCCACGGTAAGATATCATTATCTTCACCCTTTAAAGCTGGATCATTTTGATATCCAAGTATGTTTTTACTTAAAAAGATTTGCACCACGGCGTTATCATTCTCTACAGCATTACGGAACATAGCCCGTCTTAGCTTGATTTTGCCTTGTGCGTACCCTTTGTCTATATGGTCGGCATAATTACGCTTTAATGTGTCCACGCTACAGTTCATAACATATGCTATTTCTCTGTGACTACATTGTAATTCTGCTAACTTGATCAACATATCTTTATCAAGTTCGATCTTTTTTCTACCCGCACCTTTGGGGTTACGGTCTGTTGTTTTACTCATTGGTTCAACTCCTGATACTACGCTTCAGTAGCTTAAAATATGGCTGTGAATACTTTCGCAACCAAATACACCGCATAATGACAAAATGCCAATCCTAAGATAGCATTTGTCAATACTAAACTGTGTTTGATACTTAACTTAATTTGTTCACTTGTATCTTCACTGGTTATTTTCATATCGGTTATTCTCCTGTATTTATCCCTAAATATTACTGTGATCTATAGGGGGTTTTGATCACCGGGTGCGGCTCCGTCCGCACTCGTTTTTTTCCACCAACTATTGTTCGTGTGACCACTGTTGTTCGATTCAACTGGGCCTGTGAGTTCTTCTTATCTTTATATCTTTGTTGTTTTTTACTTACTATTTGATAAACTCTCCGAGCTTGATACCTGGGGATTTCCCACTCACTATTTTTGTATCTGTTATGGATTGTATATACAACCATTTGTTCATCTTGATTACCACCAAACGCAACTGTTTTTGTTGCGAAATACAACCACTTATCTAAATTACGCTTTCTTTGTGATCTGTCTCGCACTTTACGCATTCCGTGCCACCAATGGTCAAAACTCCTTCTACTCATTCTTTACTCCAATCTGATACTTTGTTGTTTATATATGCCTCTTTGTCAAACTTTTGTTCAACTACACCACGAGCCCGTTCAACAGAGTCCATGGTCTCATATGTGTTTAAATCGCAATTCCATATTTTATGTCCTACCCATTGGCCGTTCAAGTTCAACCAAAAAAGTCTTTGATCTAAATCATCACGAGTAGGATACTGTCTTGTTTCAACAGTTCTCATACCTGATTCATATTTGTATATTTCTGCTACTAACATATCTTCTCACTTTCAATTATATACATATTTATACTCTCTTACTCATGTCTTATCAGACATGAAGTTATCAGATGACTGCGTCATCTTCAACTTATTTTTTTATTTCGAACTTAATAATCTATATTGCTTGATATAGATATTTCGGTCAGAAACCACCCACTAGGGGTGGAGTTGATTTCTTGATATGAGTATCAAGGTCTTTCAACCAAGGATCTGTCAGCTATTGGGGGTCTGCCTACCTATTGGATCCTACATCTTTACAATACTTGTGGTGAAGTATAACCAATCGCTATTGACGGGGGTTTGGAATATCAGCAATTATTCTCTAATGCGGCCCTACTCTTATTCGGGTCCTGCCATAACACTATTACAGCCGGCGTGTCAACCTTATGTGCTGATGCTTTGTTTTTTAAGAGCCTTTTCATTGGGGTTATAACTGTGCCTTTGTTGTGCCTGTTTATTATTATATCTTTTGTTTTGTGTTAAGCCTTTAATTGCCTTTTTTGTACTTGCTGAGCCTTTATTAGGGTTTATATTAGTTAATTGTGTAGCCATTTGATCTAAATCATAATTGCTATAATATTTGCCATTGTGTTTTATTGTTTTTCTATATGCCTTATATTCGTATTTCATTATTCTTCTGTTTCTTCTATTTCTTCTTCAACAACAGCATCTTTGTTTTTCAATGCTTTGTATTCGCTTATGAATACATCACCATATAAATCAGGTTCTATTTCTGCGTCATATGTGTTATTCATTGCTTGTTTTGCAATAGGATCGTTTTTATAATTTCCATATGTTGACCCATTAGCTACATAACTTACTATTGCGAACTCTTCGCAATTTGTTCTATGTGCTTCAGGTGTTGTAGCATCATCAACGGTTGCTACTGGTACTTTATTACCACCGTGTCTTGTCCAAGTAATCATTTTACTACTCCTAGTGTACTGTGTTGCTACCTGGGTAGCAATCTCGTATCATACTTGATACTCTTTTGTATTCTTCTTTCTCTGCTTCCATAGCATCCAATATACATTCTGCTACTATTTCACTTACATCGTGATATTCCATAATTGATTTTATTTTAAATTCTCTGAATGCTTCTTTGCTTTTAATATCTTCCATTGTAATTTTGGTCTGTTTCTTTTCATTCTTCATACGAACAATTCCTCTCTTATACTCGCCGTCTTAGGCGTAAAATAAGGGGGTTTACCTTGTCCATAATCGATATAAAATGCATCTAAAAATGCATCAGCGGCTGTACAATAACCAACACCTTTGTGAGCGGCTATCTTCTTTGCTGTATCCATTACTACATGGTTGTGTCTTATAATATAACTTTCAAATATATCATTTCTTGGCTTTTGCCAATCAACCATTTTCTTTGTTATATCTTTAAATATTTCGTTTGTCTCATAATCGATTCCATCTTTACCAATACGCTCTTGATATGTATGAAATAAATTTTTATTGAATGTATTTTTATTATAAAAATTTATTAACTCTGCTAATTTATTTATTACGCTTTTTTTCTCACCTAAAATAAATTTCATACGCACACTTTTTGCTCGTTGTCTTGCTCGAGTCTCGGTAAATTCTATCAATGTAGGATATACTGTTAACATATTCTATTTCCTTTCGTGTGTATATTGTATTATTATACATTACTATTTATCAAAAGTCAACTTTTTAGGGTCGAAAACGCAAAAAAACCGCGTTTTTTATCGGTAAAAAGGTAGGAGTGTATATCGCATTGGGGATCAGCCTCGTGATCAGTCGGTTGAAAGGAGGTGCTCTTAGAAAGCACGGTCAATATACTCTATATGTCTATATATCTTGGCTGACACAGCCATAAAGGGTTAAGTTCCTACCAAACTTAACATTACTATTTATACTACAGAAAATACTGTTTGTCAAGCTAAAATGCCTTGTCTTTTTAATTTCTTTTTATAATTAATAAGCCTGTTGTATACATTTGCATACGAACAATTATACATTCTACTTAGATCACCAATAGTTCTACCTTCTACCTCAATTAATCGGTAAAGTTCAGCACTATCTTTTGGAATAGACACACTCTTTTGCACTATGTCTTTTAAATAGTCTATTTTTATATCTTCTGTGGTTAAATCAAAACATTGAAATAACTCTTGTTGTTCCAACCATTCAGCACATTCATTCAAACTTGCTGTGGTACCAACCAATGCAACTTTTTTATAATCAAGTATCACTCTTTGTTTATCTCTTATTGCTGTTCTTGCTCTATCTATAAACATAATACTACTATACTCACCTGGAGGCCAGCTTGTTAATTTAGTTATAGCATATGTACTTTTAAAAGTATTATATGGTGTTTCTTTATTTCTATGCTTCCAATAACCCAATAGGTTACCGGAAAACTTTTTCATTTTAGGGCTTCTTGCTTCTGTCATAACTTACTCCTATATAGGGTGTGTTAAGTAGTTATGTTTATGTACTTGCTACAGTTCTATCTGTGACTCTACGCCAAGCACTCCCATCATAAAATACAGGTACTGCTCCACCTGCGTCATTTGTACAATATGCCATAGCACCTGAGCCAATACCTGCTGTTGGTAAATCTGCTACTGTATAACTTTTTAATTCCCAAGGAACATTTACGCTACCTTGTTTTGGACTTATGTGTATCTGTCCATTTACAGGACTACTTGATGCATTGTCAATAGCAATCAATTTCATTTTGTTTGCACTAGGATCTGTGCTTGTAAATTCACTTGTGAATCTACCTGCTTGTCTATCTACTGCATCATCTTTAAATTTAAATACAATTGATTGTTGTCTTGTGTTGCTTCCAATGGTAGATCCAGTATAATCAAGTTGACATTCAATAGCATTGGCCAAATCATCTGTAAGATCACTGCTCATATTTGTGTCAATGAATAAACTTGCCGTATCAGGATCAGTTCCATTTATATTTGTTATAGCATCAAGTATTATTTTACCTGTGCCATTTGGATCCAGTTCAATGTTACCATTGCTAACACTTTTTACTTGACTTATTATAGGATCTGTTAATGTTTTATTTGTTAGTGTATCTGCAGTATCTGTTAATACTGCTGTTCCT